GAAAAAGATGTACCAATATCCAATAATTTTTATTAACTTTTTATTTTCAAATTATGAATCGAGAAGAATTAAAAGCTTTAGTAAAGCAACACTTTAATCTTCAAGATGCATCAACCGAGGAGAATTTTGCAAGCGCAAAACTTGAGGACGGAACAGAAATCACCAACGATAAAGACTCTGCATTAGCAATGGGCGACAAAATATTTGTCAAAAAAGATGGTGAACTGTTAGCTGCTCCTGAAGGTGACCACATCACAGAATCAGGTATTGTACTAACATTAGATGCTGAAAGCATCGTTGTTGGTCTTAAAAAACCAGATGAAGAAGGTGAGGGATCAGCCGACTTAGCAGAACACGCTCCTGAAAAAGAAATTGAAGCTAAAGTAGAGGAAGAAATGTCTTCTGAAGATGTAGCTGAGAATTTCGAGAAGGAAGATGAATCAATGGAAGAGGAAAAAGAAGAGGAAGTCATGGAAGAAGAAATGGCTCCTAAACTCGAAGAAATTATCGAAGTAATTGGTGAAGTCGTTGAAGAAAAAATGATGGAAATCAAAGACAAGATGAAAGTAGTTGAGTCGAAAATGAAAGACATGGAAGAAAAAATGTCATCATTTTCATCTGAACCAGCTGAGGAAAAAACAGTACCTTCTGCAAAATTTTCAGCTGTAAAACCGTTGAACGAAAAACGTTACAACAACATGTTAAATTTTCTTAACAACAAATAATCATTAACTTTTAAATTTTAACTATTATGGCATTTGACGTATCCGCATTATCGGATTTTAACAATGAAGTTGCTGGTAAAATTGTATTAGATACAGTTTATAAGGGCAACACTGCTGAATATGTTTCTATTCAAGAGGGAATTAAATTTCAAGAACCACTTAACTTGATCTCTACTTCACCTTACGCACAGGGTGGTGATAGCGTAACTACGTTCACTGGTTCAATTGATTTTACTCAAAGAAACATTACAGTAACTAAGAGAACATTCTTAGACAGCATGAACTTACAATCACTAACTAGCAAATACTTAGGTATTTCTGCTTTACCAGAAGGATCATATGAAGAGACTTTCTCTTTATTAAATGATGTTACTGGTGATGTAGTGAAAAAAGTTCAACAAGACAACGATAACTTTATCTGGAACGCAGTTTCAGGATCATCTTACTCAGCTGGATTAACACCTGACGGAGATGGTTACTTACAATTAATCTCAGGATCAGGAGGTGCAAATGTACCAACTGGTGTAGGTGCTAACGCAATTACAGGATCTACTGCTTACGATCAGTTAGTTGACATGGTCAACGCTGCTGACGCTAACGTATTAGACGCTGATGATTTAACTTTCTTCTGTGGTACTTCAGTATTCACAAGAATCGTTTCAGGATTAACAACTCAGAATTTATTCCACTTCGACCCAACTTCAGTTGAAAGAAGAGGTTCATTCTATGAAGTGCCACTACCTGGCTTCCCTAACATCAAAATTATTGGTACTTGGGGTCTAAGAAGCTCTGAAAGAGTAGTATTAGGTAAGGCAAGTGACGCTTATGTTGGAACTGACTTAGTAAGTGATACTAACAACTTCCAGTTGTGGTATGACATTAACTCAGACACATTGAGATATCGTTTAAGAAACAAGTTAGGTATGCAAATTGCTCATCCAGAGTATTGGGTATCTAATGATCAAGCATAAGTTTAACCTATAAAACCAGAATATTATGGCATGTGATATTACATCAGGATTTTCGCTCGGTTGTAGAGACAACGCGGGTGGTGTGAAAAACGTTTATATATTATCTGGTTCTATTAGCTCCATAGCTGGAACATCTAATGGTTTGTTAACTGCAATTTCAGGATCTGGAACTTTCTATAAGTTCGAGCTAGCGAAACAAACAGGAGACTTTACAGAAACTATTAATGCTTCAGTAGAAAATGGTACTGTATTTTACGAGCAAGTCGTAAATGCACCGTTCCACAAATTACAATCTTCAACTAGGAATCAAGTTAAAGTATTAGCTCAGAATCCAGCGTTGAAAGTAATCGTGGAAACAAATAATGGTACTGATGACGGAGTAGGGGTATTCTTCCTTGCAGGTCAACAAAACGGTATGACATTATCTGGCGGAACCGGAGCTACAGGAACAGCTTTTGGTGACTTAAACGGATATTCACTTACATTTACAGGTCAGGAACCAATCCCGGCATGTGAAATTTCAGGATCAGACTTAACCGCAATTTTAAGTGGTATTTCTGAAGCCTAAACAATAATGTAGAAAGGGTTGTTTTCGACTAGGAGACAACCCTTTTTCTACTTATATTAAACGGACAATATGCTACAATTAACTACATCTGCAAATACAACTAATGCTATTTGGTTAGACCAAACTAGTTTTCCTTATTCAGAATTAGCATTAGCATTAACTGCAAGTTATTCAGGAAAGAAAAAAGACGTATTTTGTACTGTAACATCTAAAAAAGCAGGTGATTATGGTATGTGGGTCTTATTTGATGTAACTGGTGGTGAATTACCAGGAGAAAGTGGTCAATATGATGTAGATATTTATTATGCGACTGCTTCTGTAGCAGCAACTTGGGGTAACTATGGCGTATTATGG